CAACAATAATCAGTTTTATACACGTTCTGAGACCTATCTGGATTCCGAGAGGATGATGATGGTCGCTTATGAAATGCAAGTAGTAATCACAGGAGGTTAACCTTATGGGACGAATCCGTTACGGAATCAAAAACGTACATTATGCGGTCGCCACGGCTGGACAGGATGAGAGCCTGACCTACGCCACTCCGGTCGCTATTCCCGGCGCCAAGTCCATCTCCCTGGATGCACAGGGTGAGAGCGTCGATGAATACGCCGACAATGTGAGCTGGTGGCATGGCGATGTCAACAACGGCTACAGCGGCACCCTCGAGTTTGAGGACACTGCTGCTTCCGAGACCTTTATCAATACCGTTCTCAGCTACACCAAGGATGTCACCACCGGAGTGGTCACTGAGAAGGCTTCTGATCAGCAGAAAGAATTTGCACTCGGCTTTGAGTTTACCCTCGACGGCGGCACCGAGACCGGTAAGAGGATCTGGATGCTCCGCTGCAAGATCTCCCGCCCGCAGATTTCTGGATCTACGAAGGAAGCAAACGTGGCGGCTCAGACGCAGTCCGTCAACTTGACCTGCATGGCCCGTTCCGAGGACGACAAGGTCAAGACCAGCGCGGTCTCCACCGACTCCGCCTATGCCAACTGGTTCAGCGAAGTCGTAGATTAAACCACAACACCAGAGGAGGGTGAAATGGACAGAGTTATTAAGATTGGCGACAAGGAAGTGACACTGAGGGCGACCGCATCCACGGTCAGACGATACCGGGCTAAGTTCGGGAGAGACCTGCTTCTCGACATGCAGGCTTTCACCGGCGGCCAGCAGTCCGGCGAGTCTCTGGAAGCCATCGAGAATTTGATGTATATCATGGCGAAACAGGCAAACGATAAGATCCCGGACGACATTGACGAATGGCTCGACCAGTTCGAGACCTTCCCGCTGACTGATCTCGCCGTGACTGTGGTGAACCTCTGGACGGAGTCCTCGATCACGACCGTGAAACCAAAAAAATAACACCGCCGTCGACCAGACCGTTCACGGGCGCGCTGTTCCTGTTACGGTGCGTCCGGCTCGGTCTCTCGATGGCGGATCTCGAGCTGCTCGACATGGGCATGGTTCTGGATATGTTCATCGAGCAGGGTAACGATGACTATGACTGGCCGCAGAAAGCGACCGCGAAAGATATAGAGGCATTCTGATGGCAGATAAGATTCGCGGAATCACAATAGAATTAAATGGCGACAGCACCGGCCTGATGAAAGCCATCAAGGGAACGAACACTGAGCTGAAGAAGACACAATCCGCACTGAAGGATGTCAACAAACTGCTCAAGTTCGATCCCGGCAACACGGCGTTACTGGCGCAGAAACAGGACTATCTTCGAAAGGCTATCGATGAGACTTCTAAGAAGCTCGAACAGGAGAAGAAAGTCCTCGAGGAGCTGAAGGGCGCTGGCGACACTTCCGACACCACCGAACAGCAGAGAGCCCTTGAGCGGCAGATTGCTGAGACGGAACAGCGGCTTGAATCCCTCAAGAATCAAGCGAAGGAGTTCGGCTCGGTCGCCGCCCAGCAGTTCAAACAGGCTGGCGAGAAGTTGAAGGAAGTCGGTAAGAACGTGCAGGAAGTCGGCACGAACCTTACCAAGTATGTCACGACTCCGCTTGTGGCTGTCGGTGCGGCATCCATTGCGGCATTTAACGAGGTCGACACTGGAATCGACACCATCATCCAGAAGACCGGCGCTTCCGGCGAGGCTCTGGACTCCATGCAGAAATCCATGGAGACGATAGCCACCACCATCCCGACAGGATTCGACCAGGCTGGTGCGGCAGTCGGTGAGGTGAACACCAGATTCGGCTTGATGGGTGACGAACTGACAGAGCTGTCCAGTAAGTTCATCCAGTTCGCCGAGTTGAACGGCACGGATGTCTCCGGAAGCATCGACAAGGTACAGAGCTCCATGGCGGCGTTCGGCATGGATGCTACCGAAGCCGGTAACGTGCTCGACATCCTCAACAAGGCAGGACAGGACACAGGCATCAGCATGGACACGCTGGCGTCCGCACTGACCGCAAACGCCACCACGCTGCAGGAAGCCGGATTCAGCTTTGAACAGTCCGCCGGATTCATTGCCAACCTCAACAAGAACGGCTTGGATTCCAGCGCCGTCATGTCCGGTCTGCAGAAGGCCATGAAGAACGCCACCAAGGAAGGCAAGCCTCTTGATAAGGCTTTAGCTGACCTGCAGAAGAGCCTGAAGAATGCCAAGAGTGAGACCGAAGCAATGCAGCTTGCTACGGAACTGTTCGGCGCCAAGGCTGGCCCGCAGATGGTCAAGGCACTGCAGGAGGGGCGTATCTCTCTGGACGCTTCCGCCAACAGCATCGAGAACTGGGGTGATTCAGTCGAGACGACCTTCGACGCCACGCTGGACGCTCCCGACAAGCTGAAGGTAACCTTCAACGAACTGAAGCTGGTCGGTGCGGATCTGGGCGGAACACTGCTCGAGATGGTGGTTCCTGCTCTCCAGAAACTGTCTGAAATCGTTCATGCCGCAAGGGAAGCATGGAACGGACTGGACGAAGGGCAGAAACAGATGATCATTACCATCGCCGCAGTGGTCGCTGCAATCGGCCCGGTGGTCACTATCATCGGAACTGTCATCACTACGGTCGGCACATTATCGGCTGGAATCGGAGCAGTTATCGGTGTTCTGGCGGGCATCGCCCCTGCAGTTGGAGCGGCTGTGGTCGCTTTCGGCCCGTTCATCGCCGCCGGTGCGGCTATCGTGGCGGCAGGCATCGCCATCTATAAGAACTGGGACACCATCAAGGAGAAGGCCGACGAACTGAACGATGCCATCAAAGAAAAGTTCGAGGAAATCAAGACCACCGTCCACGACAAGTGGGAAGAGGTCAAGCAGAAGACTTCCGAGACATGGGACGCCATCAAGCAGAAGACATCCGAAGCCGGCAAGGTCATGCTGACCGATGTCAACAAGTCGTTGTCCGACATCCAGGCGGCTTATGAGTCCCATGGCGGCGGCATCTCCGGAGCGGCGGCGGCAATCATGACGGCTGTCGAGGGGGCATTCACCACCGGTTACGATGTGCTCAACACGCTGACAGAAGGAAAGTTCGGCGAGATCGTGAACACCTTCAACGAGAAGACCGGCGGACTTCTGACCAAGGCGAAAGAGGTCTGGGACGGCATCAAGGAAACGGTGCAGACCGGCATCGACAAGCTGAAGGATATCATGAACTTCGAATGGGAATTGCCGAAGATCAAACTCCCGCATTTCAAAATCAGCGGCGAGTTCTCACTGAATCCGCCATCCGTCCCGACTTTCGGCGTTGAATGGTACGCCAAAGCCATGAAGAACGGCATGATCCTGAACGACCCGACCATCTTCGGCATGATGAACGGAAGACTGCTCGGCGCCGGTGAGGCAGGATCCGAGACAGTGGTCGGCACCCAGAGCCTCATGAACATGATCAAGTCGGCAGTCGGCGAGACCATCAGCTACGGCGACATCAACATCACAGTCTACGGAGCACCCGGACAGGATGTCGAGGAGTTAGCCGATATCATCTCCGACCGTATCAATGCACAGGTAGCAAGCAGAAAGGCGGTGTTTGCATGATTCACTATCTGACATTCGCCGGAAAGAGCAGCCGGGACTTCGGCGTCTTTATCTCAGGCGCCCAGACCTACGGCAGCGGAGCAAGAGATGTAGAGCAGATTTCCATTCCCGGGCGGAACGGAGATCTTTTTTTTGACAACGGACGCTTTAAGAACGTGAAAGTCACATACACGGCTTATATCGTCCGGGACTTCAACACGAACTACAACGCCTTTAACGCCTGGCTGATGTCACATCGAAGCTATGCCCGCCTCGAGGACACCTACCAGACGGAATTCTATCGTCTCGCCTTTTTCTCTGCAGGTCTCCAGGCTGAGCCGGCCATCCGGCTCGGTGTGGGGGCTTTTAAGGTTGAGTTTAACTGCAAGCCTCAGAAATACCTTAAGACCGGCGAGCTTCCGATCCGGTACACCACGAACAGCACGATCTACAACCCGACACTGTACACTGCGGAGCCGAGATTCCGGCTTGTGGGTACGCCCGGCGAAAATGCGGCGTTCAACATCGGCGGAACCCGGCAGATACAGTTCATATTCCCGGAGAGCGGCTCGGTCACGGTGGACACGGCAATCGGTGAGGCATACGACACGGACGGAACGAGCCTGAACAATATCATCTACTTCCCGCCGGCGAACGCTGACCAGTACTTCCCGGTGATCAAGCCGGGCGAGAATACGGTATCGATGTACAACGTGGACTATGTGGACATCGTGCCGAGGTGGTGGACAATATGATCCCGGTACTGTATGCACCTTCGGCAGTAAGTTTCAGCGGTAACGGCATCGGAAGGCTTTCGGACGCCATCTCCTGCGTAGTCCACGAAGCACGGAATGGCGAGTTTGAGCTGGAAATGGAGTATCCGGTGGACGGCGCCCATTATGCGGATATCGTCCATTCAGCCATTATTCTGGCGAAACCTTCCGCCCGGCGGACGAACCAAGCCTTCCGGATCTACCAGATTACCAAGGCGATGAAGGGCAGGGTGAAGATTCTCGCTCAGCACATCAGCTACCAGCTGTCGTTCATTCCGGTGAGTCCGTTCACGGCAGAGAACCTCACGAACGCCCTGACATACCTCAAGACCATGGCGGCGGAGGACTGCCCGTTTAATTTCTCGGCGGACTTCACCAGTGACGCTGACTTCGCAATCCCGCTGCCGTCATCCATCCGGTCATACCTTGGCGGACGGAGAGGCTCCCTTCTGGACATCTACGGCGGTGAGTGGGAGTTCAACAACTATCAGGCCACACTTCACAGGTCGAGAGGCAGTGATACCGGCTACACGATTCGATACGGCAAGAATCTGGTCTCACTGGAACAGGAGGAATCCATCCTCAACACTTACACAGGCGTTTATCCGTACTGGGGCAGTGAGGGGACGGTGGTCACGCTTCCGGAGAAAGTCATCCATGCTTCCACGGCGGCGAACTTCCCGTTCCAGAGGACGCTTCCGATTGATTTCTCCGACAAGCTG